GCGCGGTTGGCGGGCGTTGGTCAGCGGCGAGGGCGAGACAGGCGAAAGTGTCACAACACAGTATATAGATAAAGAAGAAGCTGCTGTTGTGACACCAGCACCAACCGCGCCAGCACCAGCACCAGCACCAGCGCCCGCTGCTGTCACAACACCGCGTATATATAAAGAAGAATCTACTGTTGTGACACTTCCCCCACCGTCGCGCTTTGATCCCGCCAGCCCGCGACCGGCGCGGCTTGCGGTGCCGCTCGGCTGCGACCAGACCGGCGCGTCTCGCTGGCTGGATTTTGAAAAGGACGCGCTGCACATCGGGCTGTACGGTACCAGCGGTTGCGGGAAAGATCATCTGTTGCGGCTGTGGTTTCTCGCACTGCTGCGCGAGCGCGAGGTGCAGTGGGCGATACTCGACGGGAAGGGAGATTGGCTAACGCCAAACCTGGCCAGGTTGCCGCAAATGTTTCTACCTCCGGCGGGAGGGTACGGCGACGAGGGCCAACGGCGAATCGTTGACGCAATTGCGGCAATTAACGCAGAAGCAAAGCGGCGGTTTGGTTTGCTGCTTGATGCCGGGGTGCGCAGTGTTGATGAGTACAACCAGCTCGCTGCCGAGCCGCTCCCGCTCTTAATCGTATTAGCGACTGACATTATTGACGTTGTTGATGAGACAGAGCGTCTGCTGATCGCGTTAGTCAGCAAAGCGCGGGCGCTGGGGATTCGCGTTATTGTTTCAATGCAAACCCCCACCGGCAAGCGGCTGGAGTGGAGAATGAACCTCTCGACGTTGATCGCGGGGGCGTTGGTGGATGGAAGCCAAGACGCCCCGGCCCTCGGTGTTCGCGACATCAAAGCGTTACGCTATCGCCCGTCGCAACTCCCACCGCCGCCTGGCCAGCGCGGGCTGTTTGTGGTACGTCACAACAACGAGCAGTTTCTCATTCGTACACCAGCGTTGGTGGGTGATTTTGATCAAATTGTTAACGAATATCACAACAGTACGCTGCTCGAAGCGCTGCTGGTCGAGAACGTCACAACACCGCGTATAAATAAAGAAGAAATAGTTGTTGTGACGGTTGATGAACAACCATCCGCGCCAGCGCTTACCAACGCGCTGGGACGGGCTAGCGCGTCGCGTTTGGCTTTGCAAAGCGCTGGGACGGAGGTAGACCCGTCCCAAGGCGTCACAAAGCCAAATACGACTGTCAACCCCGTCCCGTCGCATTCTGACGCGCTGGGACGGGTTGAAGAGGTACGTTTGGCTTCACAAAGCGCTGGGACGGGTTCCGTCCCGTCCCCGTCCCAAACCGTCCCGTCCCAAACAACCAAAATTGGCCAATTTGGGGGTTTTTCTGAGCGGGATGGGGACAGTGGGGACGATGAGTATACGACGCTGCTGGCCGCGCTGGCGGCGTTGCAGCGGATCGGGATTAGCCGCGAGCGGGCGCGGGTGTTCGGGTTTCGGTTTCGCAACGAGGATTGGGCGCGGGCGGCGCAGTTGATACGGGAGAGAGACAAATGACGTTTCGTATTCTCGCAGCGTTGTCAATGATACTACTCAGCGCGCCCAGCGCGCTCGGCGTTCAGCGCGCCCTCGCGCCGACGCGCGGCGAGCTGGCGGGCTGGCTGGCCGCGCTCGGCATTGAGCTGGCGTATTTGTCGCTGGCGTTCATCGAGTTTGCTGACGTTCAACGTCAACGCAACGCTGCCCGCGTTGCAAAAACAGCAGTTGCAACTGCAATTGTCCTCAACGTTCTCGCCGACTACGCGGCCCGCGTTCCAACGGGGCTGACCAGCGCGGCGGCGTTTCTCGCGACGTTCGACTGGTTGCTGCTGGTGCTCTCTGTGTTAGAGAGTGCCCCGCTCGCGGGCTTGGCGTATACGCTTGCGGTGCTGCTGCATACGCGCAGCAGCAAGCAGTACAACGTAGACGATGCTAGCAGTATGCTAGCATCTGCTGATACTACTGCTAGCAGTATGCTAGCATCTGCTGATACTACTGCTAGCAGTGTGCTAGCATCATCAGAACAGATGCTAGCATCTACTGCTACTGACCAGCATCCACCAGCGACATACACTTGTCCGCGCTGCAACGCGGCGCTGTCGCTTCAGCAGTACGCGGCGGCGCGAAGGTACGGATGCTGCGCGAAGTGTAAGCAGTAGATGCTAGCAGCTACTAGCACACTGCTAGCACACTGCTAGCAGCGGCGCGGGGAAAATAAATAGCCCCGCCGGTGTCGGCGGGGCTTGAGAGAAGGTTGGTGCGCTATTCTTTGTCGCGGGCTTCAATGCTCAAAAGTAACTCAGCGATTGCTTTGAGCGGACTTGAACCTTCTTCTTCAAGTAAATCGCTTTCTTCCGTTTCTGCCTCTGCCCACCAAAAATCATCGCAACCAGCGATGGTCAATCTTTTTATTTCTTTATGACGAAAAATTTCTAAGACGTAGTCTTTCAATTCGTATATGTAACTGTTATCATAAATCGCCTCGTCGAGAGAACGGTATTCGTTCTCTCGTTTGTTGTAATACACGCGGTAGGTTTCTTCAGTTTTGACGATGTGAAGTGTGTTCATTGTTGTCTCCTTTCTCTGATTGCTTACTTACTGTGTCTACACTATACCACACCCGCGCCGGTTTGTCAAGCGGGTTTTGGAGGTTTTTTTGAACGATTCGCTTTTGTGTCACAACAGTTTGTATAAGTAATAAAATACTACAGTGTTGTGACACTACCAACAAGCGCAAAAACCCTCTCACCAGCGTGGTGAGAGGGTTAAGTTGAGAAGAATTACGAGTTGTTTTTCTTGTACTCTTCAATCTGCTTCAACCACTCGTTCTTAATCCGCTCGTTGCGCTCTCGCCACTCGCGGATTTCATTCAACGCCCAACGAACCCGCTCGCTTTCCAAAATGTACCGCCAGCCGGCGTTGGCGGCCTCGGTCTCGTCGGTGTATTTGTAGAAGGTGGTACCTTCAGCGTCGTCTTCTTTGATCACTACTTCGTCGGTGTCGGTGAGAAACACTTCGTAGTACTTCACACCGTTTTCTCCTTGAACATACGCTTTTCCAGCCTCCCAACCGTCGAACGTTAGTGCTCGAACCTCACCATCCTCTTTGACCAGCCAGAAGAACGTTGCCATTTTTGTACTCCTTTCTTGTTACTGATTAGTATTACTTATTACGTCTATACTATACCGCGCCAGCGCCAGTTTGTCAAGCGGGTATTTAAGAGATTTCTGAGCAATTTTGCCGTATCCCCGCGCTCGCGCTGGTTGCGTTCGGCGCGGGTTGCTAGCAGCAGTGTCACAACACAACGTATAATTAATAGATAACGTAGTGTTGTGACACTGCCGACAAGCAAAAAAGAAAACCCCTCTCACCAGCGCGGTGAGAGGGGTTGGTTGTTGCTGAACTACTCACTACTCTGCTGTTGCCGTTCCCGTTCCGCTCGCCACTCTCGCAGCGAGCGTACCCGTCGCGGGATTACTCCCGCGTTTTCCAACACCGTCCGCCAACCCGACCTGGTCGCGTCGTTTAAAGACGCGAACTCGAGGATATTAGCAAACGTATCTTCATTTGCCCACCGCGACCAGTCTACGCGGTGGATAAGGATAGTTCCTTCCTCCGTCTGAAACGCGCGGAAGTCCGTTCCGCGATTGTTCCAGATGGGGTCATCTGTATCCCGCCAGTAACCTAGCTCCTGGCCGGTGAACTCGACAATCTCGTAGTCCGAATTATCGAGTCCGTTTCTCGCGCCCTTCCGACCTATCCAAATCTTGATTGTTTCCATTTTGTCCTCCTTTGTTATTAAGTACTTAACCGTTGTGTCTATACTATACCACATCCGCGCCAGCTTGTCAAGCGGGTATGTTGAGAGAGGTTCGAGTTGGTTTCCGACGCCGGCGCGGGCCTGGCCGGGCTGTCACAACACTTTCTATAAATAAAGAAGAAGCTAGTGTTGTGACACTACTGATACTATCACCAACAGCGTCGCGCCTGGCCAGCGACGCGGCAAACAAAAACCCCTACACCGGCGTCGGTGTAGGGGTTGGGGTTGGTTGGTGAGCTAGTTATTAAATAACGCGGGCGTTCTGGAGAACTCGGTGAAACTTCGTCGCCGCCTCATCCAGATTCGCGAACTTGAAAAAAGCGCCTTCGTCATCCTCAGTCGTCCACTTTGACCAGTGGACTTTGTGGATGATGATTTCGCCCTTCTTTGTGCGATAGACCCAAAATGCGGTTCCGCGATTGTGGAACGCCGGATGTCCGTCGCTCCAGAATCCGATTTGTTCGCCGGTGAAGGTCAGCGTCTTGGTGTACTTGTTGTGCTTCCAACCCTTCCGACCTTCCCACACCCGAATCTTTTTCATCATTGTTGGTTCCTTTCTGTTTGTGTTGGCGATTACTTATTACGTCTATACTATACCGCGCCAACGCCAATTTGTCAAGCGGGTATTTACGAGATTTTTCCGCGAGTTTCACGAACAACACACTCAACACAGATCTCTGCTAGCGCGTATCATCAACAGTGTCACAACACAACGTATAATTAATAGATAACGTAGTGTTGTGACACTGCTGTACGTAGCCAGCGCCAGCGTCGCGACAACAAAAACCCCTACACCAGCGCGGTGTAGGGGTTGCGGTTGGTGGCGCGAATTGCTTAGCTGTTCAGCCAGCGCTCGCGCCACTCTTGTAGTAGTGAATGGTGTGGGGTCATATTGTAGAGTACTTCGCTATACATTTCTGCGGCTTTGTCAATGTTGCGGAATCGGTGAATGATTGAGTAGTGCGTTCCGCTCGGTTTCCGCGATTTCTCCAAGCGCTGGATGATAATAGAACCACTCTTTGTTACATACGCATAGTATGAAGTGATGTACTCTTCGTCTTCCTCTGCGTTCAGCCAGCTCCCTAACTCCTCCCCCTCAAACGAAACCACTTTGTGTTTTGGTTTCACGAAGTGCCAGTTTTTTGCTCCCTTCCAGATTTGCCAGGTTTTCATTGTTGTTCTCCTTTCTTGGTATTGATTGATTACTTACTGTGTCTATACTATACCGCGCTGTCGGCGCGTTGTCAAGTGGGTATTTTGAAGAATTTTTGAGTAGTTCGCGGCGCGGTTGTTGTGTCATCAGTAGTGTCACAACACTACGTTATCTATTAATTATACGCAGTGTTGTGACACCGCGTGCGCGGTGCGGAAAGGGCTTGACAAATTGAGGCGGCGCGGTATAATGGAGGTGTAATTGATAAGCTCTTAACCAATAGGAGGTTATGTATGAAAAATTTCTTAAGGGTAGCGATTGGTATTCAGGAAATCCCATACAGCGGTTTGAGAGTGAAAGATTCTACACTCATCGCTACTGATGGATACTGTTTGGTAGCATACAAAGCTTCTTCATTCACTGTTCGTGGAGAGGGGATGCTTCATCCCCTTACGCTGCAAGCGTTGCTCGTATACGCGGACATTTTAGATGACTACGACGCGCTGCAAGTAGATGGAAATAAAGCAACGCTCAAAGTCAAGCTTAACAAATACCACGCGCAATTCTTCTCGCTACCGCCCCTTGACTGTCCCGTCAAGCAGACAGAGCGTATCTTTGATAAGCTCGACCGCGCCCAAATCATCGTCTGTGACCTTCCCGCCAAACATCTTGTCCCCGTCGGTGCGGGGGAGTTTGTCAAAGTCGGGCGCGGCGGGCTGGAGGCCGCGTCGGCTGAAGAGGATTATCGGTACAGTGTCAAGCAAATTCGTAGATGCGCAGAGATGTTCCGCGCCAAAGACCGGTTGATGCTCAGTGTCAGCCCGGACGGACTGCTGCTGGTTGAGAGTGAATGGGGTCATCTGTTTGTTGTGACTCCATTCCGCACACCGCAGCAGTAGCCGCCGAACAACAACCGTCGCCCCGATCGAACGAGCGGGGCTTTTCTGTTACCAGCTCGGGTTGGTTGCGAACAACAAAAACCCGCTGGTTTAGCCAGCGGGTTGACGATACGAAACACTGTCTAGTCGCGGGTCAGCGCGTCGTAGCGCAACTGTTCAACCAACAGTCGCGCTTCCCAGCGAGTGGCGCGATACCCGACGACGCGGTCGCACCACTCCACTCGATAGTCTTTCGTCTCGCGGTCGTAGACGATCTTATAATCTGGGCCTTCCGCTACAACCAGCTCTACTACCTTTACCTTTTTCCGCGCCATTTTGAACCTCCTTTTGTAATTAACTTACTGTGCCTCTAGTATACCGCGACGCGGCGCGGTTGTCAAGGGGTGTTGTGTCACAACACTGCGTATAATTAATAACTACTACAGTGTTGTGACGTACAAACCGAGATTCGCGGCGAAGAGGGTATTGACAAGTCGCGGCGGTTGTGGTATAGTATAGACGTAGTAAAGCAGTTACAAGAAAGGAGGGGAAAAATGGAGTTAATACAAATATGGGAAGGATATAAAGGACGAGACGGTAGTGAATTTGTCACTATCGAGTTTCGCGGTAAGGAAATCGGTTCTTGGCGTACTCTCTACGGAGAGTACGACGAAGACAGAGGAACTACGGTGCGGGTGTTTTCTACGGAAGACAACACCGTCTTAGTACATAGATACGAATGGTCAAATCACGACGGTGGCGAACACGAAGCATATGTTTATGAATATGAATCAATCGAACAAGCAGCCGCCGAAGGCTGGCAGCGTTTGTTTGAGGATATAGGTCTCCTTCCGCGAGAAAAAATCTCGCTGAAGGAGTGGCGAGAGCGGAAGAAGCAGAAAAAGTAGCTCTCGTCTGACCCGCCGGACGTTCCGGCGGGTCTCTTTTTGCTTCTTTGAACAGCACAAACGTCACAACACAGCAGTAGGTATTATCTATACGCAGTGTTGTGACGCTTAGTATTATGTAAACAATTCGCGCAAAAATACACTGTCAAGTTGCTATAATAGTAGTAGACTACGAGAGTAGCTAAACGAGCGTTAAATGATCGAAAGAGTATTGACAGAAGAAGCCCGCGTCGCGGTGCTGCGTGCGTTGCTGACGCTGGCGCTAGATGACGAAGCCCCGGCCAGCGCCCGCGTCGCGGCGGCGCGGTTGTTTCTGATGCAGTATGAAGCGAAAGAAGATGAAGAGCACAGTGCGATTGTAATTGTTGATGACGAAACAACGTCGCAGAACGCAGTATGAAGTGCGATTGCCGCAACTTCATTCAGATCAAAAGAATGTTATCGAGCGAATCAAACTTGCTCGTTTTGTACATTTGCGCGCTGGGCGTAGATGGGGAAAGTCGCATTTATTGGCGCGGATGTTGACGGAAGCAGCAGTTAAGAAAAAAGTGGTTGGATACTTTGCGCCAACGTATAAATTGATGTTGCCGGTCTGGGAACAAGCGCGGCGAGTGTTACGAGCGCCGGTCGCAGACGAGAATAAAGCGGAACGGCGAATTGATACAGTAGTTGGTGGACGCATCGAGTTTTGGTCATTAGATAATCCAGATGCGGGCCGGTCACGCGGCTACGATCTGGTCGTAGTAGACGAGGCCGGTTTGGTGCGGAATCTCGAAACAATCTGGCGCGAGGCCCTCATCCCTACACTGATCGACCGCGCCGGTCGCGCAGTGCTGGCCGGAACGCCAAAAGGTCGCGGTGATTTTTGGCGAATCTATCAGAGCGCGCTGGACGATCCGCGCTGGGTAACAATCCGACGCTCAACCAGCGACAATCCGCGCCTCGATCCCGCAGATGTCGCGCTGTTGCGTTCCGCGATGACCGAGCGCGCAGCGCGCCAGGAGCTGGATGCAGAGTTTTTGGATGATGGCGGCGCGGTGTTTCGGAACGTTCGCAGTTGTGTCGGTGAGGTTGTGCGAAGTGGCGAGGCCGCGATCATCGGTGTTGACTGGGGTAGGCACAACGATGCGACAGTGTTTATCGCGCTCGATCCACAATCGCGGTGTGTTGTAGACGTTGAGCGACTCGTTGATGTAGACTTCGCAACACAACGCAGAGTGTTGATGACGTTTTGGCAGCGGAACGGGCGCGGCGCAATATTGGCCGAGTCTAATAGTATCGGTCAGCCGAACATTGAGGAACTCCAGCGGGCCGGATTGCCGGTGCAGGCGTTTACCACCACCACCGCCAGCAAGCCGCTCTTGATTGACACCCTCGCGCTGGCGCTCGAACAGCGAACGATTGTTCTACCGGCGACGGAATGGTTGCTCAACGAGTTGGAGATGTACAGCGTTGATGTGACCGCAGCGGGCCGAATGCGCTACGGCGCGCCGGAAGGCAGCTACGACGACGGGGTTATCGCGCTGGCGTTGGCGGTCTGGGGTGCATCGCGAACGACAGAGGTATTGTTTGATGTATAAACCAGTCGCGCAACTAGTACTATCACCAACTGAGCGCTACGACATCAAAGCGCTGAACTTAGAAGACTTTTTGCCTTCGGCCTGGCTCGGCGCGGTTGGTGAAAGTGACGCGGTTGACGTTGAGACAGCGTATGAGCGCGTTGCGGTTGTTCGCACTGCGGTAACGTTGCGCGCCAACGCGCTGGCGTCGCTGCCTTGGGAGATCACAAACAGGCGCGGTACGCTGGTGGCGTTTGACGCTGAACGGTTGGCGGGCATCATTCGTAATATCGAGATTGATCTGTGTCTGTACGGCGCGGCGTATCTGCTGCGCGATCCGGCAGCGCCGCTCGGCCTCCGTCGCCTTCATCCGCGAACGATTACACCAGTTACCGACGCGAAGCGCGGCCTCGTCGGGTTTGTCCGGCGTACCAGCACTATTGAGCTACGCCTAGAGCCGGAAGCGGAATTGTTGTATTTGTGGGAACCGTCAGTACGCGGCGAAGTTGAGCCGGGCGTCGGGTTGGTCACAACTGCGCTGACACAAGCGCGGGCGCTACTCGCAGCCGAGCGCTACCAAACCGCGTACTTTGAGCGCGGCGCGGTGAGACCAACCGTCTGGATGTTTGCCCAACGCCCGACCGACGCGGAGCGTTCGCGGTTCGAGCAGTGGCTACGGCAGTTGGTGAGCGGCATCCGTAATGCGTTTCGGCATCTCGCGCTGTCAAGCGAAATCAAGACGGTAACGCTCGGAGATACACTGTCTGATGCTGTCAAGCCGGAGCTGCTGCAACGAGCTGCTGAATTGATGATCACCGCGTTCCAAGTCCCGATGTCGCTTGTATTCAGCAACGCCAGCAACTACGCCACCGCGCTGCGCGACTATCAAACGTTTATCTTATTGACGATCCTCAGCCGCGCTCGCGAAGTTACCGCGATGTTGCAGCCGCACTTCGCGGCGTACAATCAAATACTTCGTTGCAACGAGGCGCGGATCGACGCAGTGCAGAATGCCGAGTTGGAGAAGGCCGAGGCGATTCAACGCCTGACCGGGCAGCCAGTACTTACCCTCAACGAGGCGCGGGCGCGGTTGGATTTGCCGCAATTCGTTGAAGACACTGCTGATCAAGCGCTACTCCGCCTGCGCAATCGCCTCGCGGTTGCGCGGGAAGCGATTGCGGTTGGGATGAGCACAGCAGAGGCGTTGCGGTTGGTGGGGCTGACAACGGAACGCGTTGAGAGCGCGGCAGATGCAAAAGCGCTGAAGAGTACAGAAGAAGACGAGCTGATGCCGTATGAACGCCAGCTCTACCGCGATCTGAAGCGCGCTTTCCAGCAACTGCGACAGATGATGTTGGACGGTGCGAATGAGATCACAGCAGAAGCGTTTCGTAGCGAATTGTACCCCGCGATGCGCGGGAATCTAGAAGTAATTGCGCGTTTGTTCGCAGACGAAACTCAACGCGCCCTCGGCATCGCGGTTGAGGTTGATACGTTGTTGGCGGACTGGGCCGAGCGCGCAACGCACTATCAAGTTGAAGAGTTGTTGTATCCGTACACCCGCGACTACATCGCTCGCACCGTCGCGGTTTGGCGACAGATGCAGAATGCCGACCGCGCCGAGCTGGTCAAGCTGATTGAACCGGTGGTAGGCCCGAAGCGCGCTGAAACAATCGCGATCACTGCGGCAACGGAAGCAGCAACGGCTGGTGTTCGCACCTACCGCGACGCGCTACGATCAGAGCACAATCTGGATTATGTAATGGTCTGGGAGACGGCCAACGACGAGCGGGTCTGCCCGATCTGCGGCAGCTTACACCGCAAGCGTGAGGATGATTGGGGCGGGCGCGCTGGCCCTCCGGCACATCCGCGCTGTCGGTGTGGTGTGCGGTTGGTGAGACGCGATGAAGCTTAACGTTGCTGTTGATCTCGATAACGCTTTGCGTAAACTGCTACCACAAACAGCGCGCATCGAAGCCGCGCTCGATGCAGGCGCGGCAGCAGCGCACAGTGTGATGCAGATATACCCACCGCCGCCGCCCGCGTCGCGGTACAGACGAACGGGCAACTTGCGGCAGAAGTTACGTATCAAGAAACTGTCGCGAACGTCGCGGATTGTAGAAAACACTGCATCGTATGCGCGATTTGTGTACGGAATGCCGCAGGCGCGGGTACACAAAAGGCGTTGGGCGTCGGTCGTTGATGCAGCGGAAGCAGCGCGGGCGGAGGCGGAAAAGGTCTTGCGCGGGAGGTGATCGATGATGTGGCAAACCGCGCCAGGCGCGGCGTTGAAAACAACCGAGAGTGGTGAGGTAGAGGGGTTGTTGGTGGTGTTTGGCAGCCCCGATATCGTTGATCTTGAAAACGAATATTTTACGAAAGAGACGGATTTTGGCCGGTTTCGCGAAACACTCATTTGGCTGAATCACGCGCAACCGGTGAAAACCGCGTCGGGAATTATTCTCATTGAAGAACCAATCGGCTACGGTGCTCTGGAAGTGACAGATGAGGGGGTGATTATTCGCGGTTTGTTAGATGCGAAGTATCGTTATCTCGCGCAAATTGCGCGGGAGTTGGGTTGGTCAAGCGGCACTGCGGCGCATCTAGTGATGCGAGAGCCGGTCGGTAAAGCGACGTTTATCAAGCGTTGGCTGCTGGGGTTGGACGCGAGTATCACACCAGCGCCTGCCGAGCCGCGCACAATGTTGCGGAATATGTCTTATCGTTTGGTAATCAAGTAGGAGGTCAATCAATGACTGAAATTGTAATGAATCAGGCCGAGTTAGCTGCAGAAATTGCGGCGCGTCTGCGCGAAGAGGTTGCGGCAGCGCTGAAGGCGCAGAGTGCTGGGGTTGTTGCTGATGCCAGCGCGGACAACACTGACGCAACTGCGTCATTCGGCGACTTTCTGAAGAGTGTTGCGCACAACGATACGCGACGCTTGCGCGCTATCTACAAAAGCAGCAAAGCGCTGGACGAAACCACCGGCGCCGGTGGTGGTTTTCTGGTACCAACACAGTTTGAAGCCCAAATCCGCGCTGTCGGCGCGCCGATGCTGTTTGATCAGCTTGTCGCCGCCGGTCGCGGCCCGCTGGTGCTACGTACCAACGCGGCAGAGCTGGCGCTGCCGGTGCTGGAACAAGACCAAGTGCCGGACGTTGAAAGCAGCGCACTGGTCGGTGGGGTGCGGCTAATCTGGCGCGAACAGAGCGCGGATGTTCAAGCGAGCGAACCTCGCTTTGAACAGCGCATCTTTCGCCCACACTCCGCTGATGCTTACGTTGCCGCGTCAACAGAGCTGTTGAGTGACGCGCCGCAAGCGTTGGAATCGTTTTTGACAACGCTGTTTGGCCGCGCCTACAGTGCCCTCCGCGCTCGTTCGATGCTGCGCGGAACCGGTGCTGGCCAGCCGCGCGGCATCGTTGGCCATCCGGCGACGATCAGCGTTTCGCGGGCAACAGGCGGAACGCAGGCAGAGAACGATACGGAAACGATTCTGCGGATGATTGAGCGCCTACTGCCCGGCAGCGCGACCGCCGTCTGGATCGCGCATCCGTTCTGGCGGTCGCGGCTGATGGCAACGCGGTTGGCGGATACGTTGCTGTACGTCGCGAACGGTCAGTCACTGGTCTACGGCGACACACTGGCCGGTATCCCAATCGCCTACAGCGAGCATCTACCGGCAGTCACCAGCGCGGGGTCACTGGTGCTGGCCGACCTCTCGTACTACGCGATGGTAGAGCGGGTCGGGTTTACGGTCGCGTTTAGCGAGCACGTGCACTTCCTCAAGCGCCAGGCGGTCTGGCTGTTTGGGGTGCGGATTGACGGCGCGCCACTCATCAACGCGCCTCTCATTCTCGCGGACGGCGCGGGTAGCAATACGGTTAGCCCGTTCGTGCAGATCGCGGCGGGTGCGTAGTAGGCTGGGGTGTCACAACACTGCGTATACATAAAAGATATTGCAGTGTTGTGACAGTGTTGATGAACAGCAGTGCAGCGCAAGTGTCACAACACTCTCTATAAATAAAAGATAACGAAGTGTTGTGACACTGCTGATAGCACAACCGCGAGCGCGGCGCGGCTGGTACAACAGTCGGGCGACGGTCATCTATCACAAGCTGTCACAACACACTGTATAAATAATAAACTGATGTAGTGTTGTGACAGCGCGAAGGAGGGAATAGACAATGCTTGTTCAAGAAACAATTCAACCGCTCGCGCGGTTTTTCAACGCGAATGTCACAGCAGATACTGACACTGCGATTGTGAGCATCGCAGACGCGCATTGTGTGCGCATCGTCGCGCACACCGGCGCGGTCACAGGAACGGCTGCGTTACGAGTGCTGGTCAACACAACGAACAGCGCGAGCGGCGCGGTTGAGCTAACAGACAAAGCAATTGCGACGCTGGCGTCAAATAGTACATACGAAATCTTTGTAACCGGCGCGGAAGCGTATGCCGCGTTGGGGCAGGCGTCGCATCTGTTTGCGCGGGTGGATGTCACCGGCGCGGCGTCGGTACCAATCGCGATTGAGATCTCGGCGTTCCCGGCGCGGAATATTCCAGCGTCTTTACCCGCGAACTGGACGCGGATAATGTAAGATGTACGCAACGCTGACACAGCTCAAAGCGTATCTCGCGATCACTGCAAATACTGACGATGCGCTGCTCAGCGATCTGCTGATGCGCGCGTCGTCGGTGATCGAGCAGATGACGCGTAAAGTATTCATCGCGCCGCCAGCATCACCGCGACGGTTTGGGCGCGGGCAGATGCTGTGGGACAGCGCGCTGAGGTGGGATTATCTGCTGTTGCCGTCCGGCTACTACATCGCGCAGTTAGTCAGCGCGACCGACGGCGACGGAAACACCATCCCGCTCAGCGAGATTGAGCTGCCGCCGGACGGCCCGCCGTATTCGGTGCTCATCCGGCGCGGTGCGCGCTGGTGCAGCAGTGCGCAGACGGTAGAGATCACTGCGCGCTGGGGATACAGCGTCAGTCCGCCAGCGGATATTGTACACGCAACAATCCGGCTGGCCGCGTGGATGTATCGCCAGCGTGGAACCGCGAACGATCCCGACCGCCCGACCGTCGCGGATGGTGGATTAGTGTTGCTGCCGTCCGCGATACCGGACGACGTAAAAGCAATACTGGAGCGCTACCGAGATGTCATCTAGTACTGTCATCAATATTGTTGAGTTGCTGGCCAACCTCGCGGTGCAGTACAACAACGGGACGGTGTCGGTACGGCGTCTCACAACACAGACGAATTGGGTAGACGCTGCACAGTTGCCGGTTCGGATCATTCCCGCGCTTGGCGGTCTACGGTTGGTAGACGGAGGTGTCTACACTGCAACGCGAGCAACGCGGGCGGTTTGGGAAATTGACGATCTGCTACTCGTTCGCGATGTCGGAATGGGGCGCGGGGTGGCGGATACAGCGACGGCGCTGGTAAGGTATATTGAAGAGTACGTCGCACTGTTGCGTTTCGCGTGGCGCGTGCGAGGGGATGTACAACTGATCAACGTTTCTGGAATGATCGATGTGGTTCGCTACGGAGAGCGGGCGTATGAAGGTGTAACGATGACGGTGCGCTTTGCGCATCTCGTTCGCGCGCCGTCGGCGTAGGGAGGTACTATATGTCGCATTCCGGGATTATTGACGGTCTTTTTGCGGGTAATTACGCGGTAGAAATATCAACGAACGGGACTGCTTGGACAGCAGTCTCAAACGCAACAGTGAAGATTGATGATATTGAGCTGTCGCGGCCAAGCGGTGAGGCGTATGTCGGCGGCAGCAGCGACTACGCGACGGTGACGATTGGGAAGCGCGAGCCGGTTGAGC